CTATAAAACTGTGCCGAAGATAGGAGACAATCCTGTAGTCAAGAGAGGGTCAGCTAAGTTATTGGACGCTGCTGATCCAGAGCAGCCCTTGACATGGGAGGATCTAGCGTCCGACTATGGACTCTTATCCCCGAAGAACACACACCCGATGGACGTGGTGCGTCTGTCAGAGGAGGAACAGATATACATCCGCGCCATCGAGCGTAGAGGAGAGAGTATATATAAGCAACCGAGGATCAAGTTATCAACGATCCACGCCATGAAAGGAGGGGAAGACGATAACGTAGCGGTGTATTTGGGATCCACCAAGAACTGCGTAGAGGGTAAACATCCCGAGGACGAGCACAGAATATTTTATGTTGCCGTTACAAGAACAAAACAAAACCTCTACCTAATTGAGTCAGATAAAAAATATAGGTACGAAATATGAAACGTAACGATTACTTGGATACGGCGAAGCAGTTGATCAATGGTAACAGAGCCAAGGACTACGGTGATGCCAAGGATAACTTCGACAGGATAGCAACGGGATGGAATGTCATAGTCACTGATGCATTGAGCACCCATGGTAAGATTACAGCCAAGCACGTTGCTCTGATGATGGACTGGGTGAAGACCTGTCGATTGTTAGAAACGATAGACCACAAGGATTCTTGGATCGACAAGTGCGGATACAGTGCACTGGGTGCGGAGTTTGACAATGAAACAGACTGAGATGTTTGAGAAAGACTACATCATTGCCAAGCAGATGAACCAAGGTAAGGAACTGACATGGAATATACCATCAGAGTTTCCAGACCTGACGGGCTACAAACAGATAGCCGTTGACCTTGAGACATGTGACCCGAATCTAATTAAGCTTGGCCCTGGATGGGTGCGTAAGGACGGGTACATCGTAGGCATAGCCGTAGCAGCAGGAGACTGGGAAGGATACTTTCCTATCCGACATGAGAACGGTCACAACATGGATGCAAAGATTGCACTCCGATGGCTACAGAAACAGATGGCAACACCAGATATAGACAAGATCATGCACAACGCCACGTATGATCTGGGTTGGTTACGTGCCGAGGGCATAAAGGTAGAGGGTCGGATCATCGATACCATGATTACTGGTGCGGTGGTGGACGAGAACCGTTGGTCATACAGCCTGAACAATCTTGGCAGAGACTACCTCGATGAGCGCAAGGATGAGAAACTCCTACGTGTTGCCGCAGCAGAGTGGGGCTTTGACCCCAAGGCTGAGATGTACAAGCTACCACCTGAGTTTGTTGGACGGTATGCTGAACAGGATGCAGGCATGACCCTGCGTTTGTGGGAGCGACTGAAGATAGAACTGGAGAAGCAAGACCTATGGAACATCTGGGATTTGGAGACTAGCCTGATACCTATGATGTGTGACATGCGTCAGCTAGGTGTGCGTGTGGACTTGGACAAGGCAGATCAAGCCAAGACCCTACTCAAAGCCAAGGGCAAAGAACTGAGGGAAGAGATCCACCGACAGACAAAGATCAAGATAGAGCCATGGGCGGCTGCATCTGTAGCTGCGGTGTTCGAGGAGCTAGGACTGAAGTACCCTGAGACTGAAGCAGGGGCACCGTCATTCACCAAACAGTATCTCAATACACATGCCCACCCAATTGCACAAATGATCGTCAAGCTACGTGAATTTGACAAGGCGGATAGCACGTTCATAGATACAATCATCAAGCACTCGCACAACGGTAGGATCAACTGCGAGTTCCATCAGCTACGATCCGATGACGGGGGCACGGTGACGGGTAGGTTCTCTAGTTCAAACCCAAACCTTCAGCAGATTCCGGCACGAGATCCCGAGATCAAGAAACTAATTCGTGGTCTGTTTATACCAGAGCAAGGGTGCAAGTGGGGATCGTTTGATTACTCAAGCCAAGAGCCGAGGTTACTGGTGCACTTTGCGGCAAGCCTGAAGGGTGAGTACAAGCACCCGATTGTCGATAAGATTGTTGACGAATACAACACAGGTGACGTGGATCTACACCAGATGGTGGCAGACATTGCAGGGATCAAGCGTAAGGAAGCCAAGGTTGTAAACCTGGGAATCATGTATGGCATGGGCAAAGGTAAACTGGCAGCGCAATTAGATATATCACCAGAAGAAGCAGGGGATTTACTGGATACACACAGAGAGAAGGTTCCGTTTGTTAAGAACCTTGCGGACATTGCGAGTAGACAGGCAGATAAGTTCGGACACATTAGAACCCTGTTGGGTAGGCGGTGCCGCTTCCATCTTTGGGAGCCTCGAACCTTCGGGTATAAGAAACCATTACCATACGAGGAGGCCATGAAAAAATACGGTCAACCTCTAAGAAGAGCCTTTACTTACAAGGCGTTAAACAAATTGATCCAAGGTTCAGCTGCGGATCAAACTAAAAAAGCTATGGCAGATTGCTACAAAGAAGGACTTTTGCCTATGCTAACGGTGCATGATGAGTTATGCTTCTCAGTAGAGGGCGACGATCAAGCGCACAACATCAAGCACATAATGGAAAACGGGTTGTCGGATGTCTTGAGAGTCCCCTCTAAAGTAGACGATGAACTCAAAGATAATTGGGGAGAAATCGAATGAAACCAGAAAAGATTAAAACAGTCGGTCTAAGAGAAATGCATCCTGTGCAGGTCAAACATCTCATGGAACTTGTGGGCATGACATTGCATCTTGCCTCCGAAACGGGTGATGATGAGATCCTAGAAGATGCCGAGCATCTTTGTGACGAGATGATTAAGTTATTCGGTGGGGTTGGAGTACAACTATCTGTCGAAGAAGATCCAGATATTAACCACGACGGTTCGCAATCTGTGCATTAAGCGCAGCGGTTACCGGGTTATCACCTAGTAATGCAGGATCTACTGGCCCAGGTGCACGAGCTTGGGTTGGTTGGATCTGTGGTACTTGTAGACTGCTTTGTTCCTGCAAAGGGATTGGAACAAAAGATGGTTTTTCTTGTATGGGGATTGGAACAAAAGATGGTGCGGGAGTTTTTACTCCAACGGAATCATCTGGTGCCAGTGGTAAATCTTTCATCTGTCTCTGAACATCTCTAATCTGTTCTCTGGGATATTTTGAAAAAATACCTGCATCTCTCATTTCTTTAAAGTTTTTAGGCGTAACTTTAAATGGTTCAAATTTACCACGCATAATTCCTTTTATACCACCAATATTGTTTTTCTTTAGAACTCTTCTAATATCTGCATCAGTCAAACCCATAGATCTTAAATCTTCCATCATTTGATAATATTCTTTATCTATTCGCAATTTATCATTGTTGGCAGTTTTGAATGCATTGAGTAACTGATTTGATCCTGCATTAACATCATCAGTTATCCTGTTGAATTTACGTTTGGCATTTGTTTGTGTCTGTGATAATCGATAAGCACCGTATTCCAACCCACGCTTTGGGTCGAACTCTAATGGAGATATTCCTGTGACTTGACGTGCAAACTCCCCAAGTGCGTTACGCTCACGACCCATCTTGTCCATACTACTGATCATACCATCTTCGGATCCTGCTATACCCCGCAAGAAACGACTTGGTTCTAGTTTACCACCAGAAACATTTGCAGGTATTAGATTAGGCATCAAGGTATCCACAACATGCGCAAATCGTTTGCTGTTGCGTGACCCAAAGCTATCAGCGTTGCTGTATATCTCTGCTCCAGTGGCAGTTTTACCACCACGTATACTTACATCAAGTAGTGCTTCGGTAAGCATAGCTTCTGACATAAACGGTTCAAACACTTCAGCTAATGTGCCAAGAGCTACGTCATCTAATACTTGTCCTACATTCTTACCCTCTTTAATTGCATCGTCTGCCTCGTTAATGGCACGATTAGTAAAACGAAACAGTGTATCATAAGGATTAGATGTACTGAAGTTTATGTATTCAATCTTACCATCATCTGTTTTGCCAAGAGGAAGAAGAACTGAACCTTTTTCCCAACGAGGAGCAAAGGATCGTTTGTATGCATCCATCTCTTCACGACTCACACCTGTTGTAGCATAAGCTAATTCAAGTGCAGCGACTGGGACAACCGCAGTGGTTGTGGCAAAACCCAACAAACGATTGCGCCCTCGAGCTTGAATAGAAGGAATGTCTGAAGCCATGTCATCAATGCCTTGTCTGACAATATTAAACCCTGTTCGGTATATCTCCGCAGGAAAAGAAATGAAGTTACCCACAGGAAGACGGCGACCAAACTGAACTAACTCAGAAGATGCTTTGTTATAGTTGGGCACAGTGTCTCTTACGATTTGAGCTGCCCTGTTTTTAATAAGGTCATCTATATCTACATCACCACGACTCACCATTGTTTTTGCTTGGTCACGAGTGCTCTTAGTTAAGTATGCAATCTGATCTATTACATCTTCATTCTTGAGAGCATTGCGAAGATGTGACTGTTCAGCATGATAGTTAAAGTATTTCCAGAAATCATCTGATCCTTGATACACGTCCTCAAAGATCTTCATCTTCTTGCCAAAACCTCTGGCTATTTTTTCCCTGGTTCTTCCGCCACCTCCTGCTACCACATCAATAAAAGATTTATCACGAGCAGAAAGATCTAGACCTTTGTTCAATGTATCTTGAATCTCTCGTAACTCTGCATTTGTTCCAAGCACTCCGCGTTTTTGAGCATCTGCTAAATCAGCGAACACATCATCTGATCCTTTGTTTGTGATGTTAGAAAACACAGCTTGTGCAGAATCTTTGAGACTTCCACCTCGCCCAAACACAGGAAAGTTTCCATTGGCAGTGGCAAATGCCGTAGCTGTTGTAAAGTTACGAACCTGTGTGATTGGAGACAATACAGTCTTGCTGTATTGAGAAATACCCTTTGCTTTCAAAAAGCTACCAAACAACATGCGAAGACTTTGCGCACCAAAGTTATCCTCTGCAATAATTTGACGTGTAAGGTTGTTGTATATTGGCGTTGGCACGTAGTACCCATCAAGACTACCCCAACCAGATCGTCCAACAAGTTTCTCTACTTCGTCTTGTTTTCTGCCAACAGGTTGTACGCCGCTACTTGCTCCGTCTTCTCCTCCAAGCTTAACAAAACCTCGTTTACTAAGTCCTGACTTTTGATCTGGAGACAAACGATTACCATTGATAAACAACTTACCAATGCCAGAGTTTTGATTAGCTAATTTTGTTATTGTACCGAAGTAGTCGTCAACCGCTGTGAACTGTGCAAGGTCTGCAATAGTTCCAAGATACGCTTCTCTTGGATCATCTATTTCTCCAAGCAATTGTCGTAGAGCTTTTGGCACACTTTCACGGGTCATAAACATACCCGTTTCAAGTTTATCTTTAGCAACACGACCACCACCTAGTTTTTCACGAGTCTTGATACTGTAACTATCCAAGAAATGTTCACGAGCTTTCTTAGCTGCTTCGTCTGTGACTTTAGCACCCACCTTTATTTCAATACCATCTTCACCGTCTACTTTACTCAAACCATTCTTATTAAGAAAATCATCAGTCAACTCCGCAAACTCAGGCACTTCAGCACGAACTTTGGCAGTAAGTTGTTTTTCCACGGCACTTCTATTCGCACGAAAATAATCGTCAGCAACTTTTATGGATTCGTCTGTTGGCACATACTTAGAATCCTCAAACATTTTGTATCTTCGTCGGAGATATGAGTTTACATTTTCTCCTACGATATCGTTGATGTTCTTACCGTCCAAAGTAAATTTATTTTCTTTTAAAAAATTACTTTTCAACACATCATCACTGAGTTTATCCACATGTTTACGCATACGAATGGCATTGTTGCGAACTGGCTTCGGTAGTTCTCTTAACACTCTGGCTTTCACGCCTCTATCTGCTTCTGTTAGATAGCTTTCAAGCTTAGTCATAATACCGACACGATCTAAAGTTCCTTCACCTTCTGGTGTTTTCTTTACAAAGGTGTCAATTTCTTTGTCTAAATTTGTAAGTATTCTGTTAGCTCTTTTTATTTCTCTGTTTACTTGACCATCTAGAAGTTCACGTTTGGTAGCAACTTCCTCTGGCAAGAACCCTCGATACCTCCCAAAAGCTATAATGTTTGCCGCACCTTTTTCTAGTGTGGTTAATTTCTCTGGTTCAATCATCCGACGAAACAATAAGTTGTCTATGTTTTCACCCGTCTGATTTAGTTTGTTACTAATAGCTTTAGCACTAGCTTGCCCAAACTTACTTTGACCTATGGTCTTGCCGCCTGCCATCAATGCACCTTGCGCTACACCACCAAGGAGCGTGGACTCTGCTCCAACTTTTAATCTGTTTCCAAGACGAGTAAGAGCTTTTTCTCTACCACTTAAACCAATAAGATCGCTAGATTGTGTTGGACCCATGTCTACCCAATCACCAATTGTAGTCATACCATCTGTGGACACAGCAGCATCCACAAATCCGGCGGCGGCTAATTCTTTCCCTGCAAGGCTAAATCTTTCTGCCTTAGTCATGGGTGTTTTATCTAGACCTTTTGCGGCACGAGCAGCCTTTGCTAACTTGCCAACTTTTGCGGCGGCTCCAACACCAGGGACAACAAACTGCGTAACAATCTCTGCACCTTTACCAATAATTCCTTCGGGATCTATGCCCAAAGCATCACGAGCAGCCTCCGCTGCTTCGGTTACTCTGTCTCCGTAGTCTGTGTCTGCGACGATATCAACAGCGGCGGCACCTAGTCCTGCAAGCCCTTCTCCGATACCTATTACACCAGATACAATACCCTCTCCGAGTTCACCAATAACGGTGTCATCATAGAACTGTTTGCCATCATCTGGAGTGATGGGGATTGGTACAAAAGTTTTTTCGCTAGAATCCTCTAAAGGAATTGGTACAAAATCTGCCATATTGTTTCCCTATTGGATTTGAAACTTTTTACCACCTAGCGTGTAACTTTTTTCCCCTGCATCTTTAGCTGCTTGGTTGGCTGTTTGATGTTGTTCTATTGTAACGGTGGTAGTTTCTGTTTGTGCAGGGTTGGCTGTCGCTTGACCTGTGTAATATGGAATTAAAGCATCTCTAGCTTGTTGAATAGCAACAGCAGGGTCTTCACCAGTCGCTGTCATAATCTTCCCTGCTAAATCACGAACCGCATCGGGGAAAGGTTCTAACGGAGACATTTTAGCCCCTGATTTCAATGCTGCTTTGGTTTCCGCTGTCTTCTTTAACTCATCAAGTCCTGCCAAGGTAGCAATTGCAAATGCATCAGCACCTTTACCCACAGCATTCCCTTGGAGCACGTCAACAATCCGACGATCTATCTCTGCTATGTCACTGACATCTTCCATACCAAAGACCTGACGGGCAAACTCCTGTTTTCCTTCTGGAGTGTCTGGAACCTCTGCTGCATCAAGAGTACCTTTGACCGCAGTTTCTGTGTCCTCTTCTGCTAAATCATCAATCTTCTGACCCTTTTCACTGAGAGCTTTTTCTGCTGCCTCTAGTGATCCATATCTTGCTATTGCAGCATCTGCTGCACCAGAATCCATCTCTGCTAAAATACCAAGAGCACCTCTAGTTCCTTCTGTTTGCTCAACAGTAGGAGCCTTAGAAACATCCACGGGTTTTCTAGCCTCCCGTCCCATTCTTTCTCCCATCTGAGAGTACGCTCTAAGCTGTTCGTTTATTGCACCGCCATTGTTCATCATTACAGGGGGCATAGGAGCGGGGGGCGGGGTCTGTTGAACCATTGGTTGTGCAGGCATAGGTGCCGGAGCAGCCATGGACATAGGTTGTGCAGGCATAACTGGTGCCATCATCATTGGTTGCGGCATTTGCTGCGGCATG